GTGATCTCCGAGTGGGTGGGATTGCGTGGCTGGCGGTTCATGGAAAGCATTCTTACACACAATTCAAGCAAACACAAGCATGCTTTCGTTTATGGGCAAAATAAAGCCCGCTCGATGGCGGGCCTAAGCTTTCAGAGGTCGAACTAAGGTTTGCTGACTACGCCGCTTCCAAATCAGCCCAATCAAGAATCTTGTCGGCCAGGATGTCGAGATCCTGCTCGACTTCCACACGGCAGTGTCTTGGCGCGCGCCCGACCACGTTGTCGATCGCGTTATCAATCTCCAACAGCTTCTTCTCTGGTAAGTCGCTCCTGGTGGGACGGCCGATAAACAAACCCAGTTTCGTGAATCCGCGCGACTGAGCCGCGAAGTCAATATCCAGCAGTGCATCCATCAAGTGAATCCGGATACTGATACCCGAGTAATCAGCTGATTCGAGACCGGCGGCAAGGGTGGTCGATTGCAACGGGATTCGGACGGTACGTGGCCCTTTGTCGGTCTGCACGATGGTCAGTGGCGACGCAGGAATCAAACGATCCACCTGCATGACTTCCCCCTTTTGGCGCAGTAGTTGATACACCTTCGCCCGCATTTTCACCGTGTTGACCGGCTCATGCCGCTCAACATTCTGGCGCTGGGGGATGGCAACTGTCACCTGATCCTGGAAGAATCGGGCCAGGGCAGTTTCTGGGTCCAGGTTGTAGAACGGTCGGGGTTCGCTGATGAGGACATTGGGGGAGGGTTGGGCTTCATCGTCCAGGAATGACCTGGCCGCCAGCTGCGCTAATTCGACCAGGTTATCTGCAGCTTCGCCGTACAGGCATTCCAGCCGCCCGGGCGCGGTGATTACCCGGGCATGCCGCCGGCCATCAGCGCCAATGACGCCGATCCCGACATTCAGGACCTCGTCGGCAAACAGGTCTGGGACCGCTCGAATCTTGACAAAATAACCAGCCGGCGTTTGTTCAAGGGCAGGCGCCAGGAGGTGATCAAGTGTATCCATCATGATCAAGCGACTAACCCAACGCGAGTCTTCAGCATGGGGATGGTGCTCAGCACGCGCTTCTGCAAAAAGTCACGGGCGACCAGTTTGTCCGGATCAGCGCCAAACCAAATCTTCAGTTCGGGTTCGGCTTTGCGGTACACCTCTTGGAACTTGCGCGCGCTGTGAAGAATTGCACTCTTCAGTGGCAGCGGCAATTTGGCCGGATCAAACAAGATGTCCATGAGGCAGTTGGCATAGTAATCGTCACTTTTTAAATCGGTGGTTTCCCAGTGCGGACCCGTCAGGATGCGGCCATGATCAATCACGGCGAATTGACCCGGGCGCACCTGTATCAGGTTGCCGGTGTTCCGGTCGACATTGGCAACCCAGGTATCGAACGCCATGACTGCCGGTAGGTCAGTCCAACCGAGCAACTTCTTTTGCAGGTCGGCATTGTCTCGATAGAGCAACTTCACCATACCGGTACTGCGCTGGCGGGGGTTGTGCGCCTCGAGGCTGGCGAAACAAATCTCACTTCCTGAAGTTGCGCTGACATCCTTGCCGATATCCTTGTGCATGGCACGCAAAACCGTATGCCCCACTCGAATGAGGGCAGACTGCGGCTGCGGCAATCCAGCATGATGCGCCAGGGTATAGCCCACAATTTCGTTAATCAATCCGCGCACGGGAGGCAGTCCCGCTGTGGAATTGCGGTTGGGAACCAGCTTGACATACCACCGGCGCGTGTCGCCGCCGTGGTTGATCAACGCCAGATGGGTATGCGCATCGCGGCCAGACAACACTGGCGCGAGTGCGGTGACATATTGATCTGCCTGGAGTCGGTCAATACACAGGTTTGAATTCAAGGCTTGACCTGCGGTACGGCGGCTTCAATTTCAAGATCCACCGGTTGTGGCATGCGCGGTTGCTGCTGCTCGCGCTGAGGCGGCTTTGGGGCGAAGTCGGATGTTTCAGTCAGCTGCTTTGATTTCTCGCGCTTGATCTTGGTCGCTGCGGCCCGTATCTGCGCACGCCAGACATCGGCGTCTTCGGGTTCAAGGACGTTGAGATCATCCAGTACCGGGTCGCCTACAGGTGATTCTGTGCCTTGCTGCGGCGTGTGACTCGTCCCACGCATGGGTCCCTCGCCACTCGCAAGCCATGTGGGCAGGATGTTCAATAAATCGCTTGCCTTGGAGTGGTTGGTTGCGCCAAAAGACTTCGACGCACCCGACAGCACAAGACTCACCGCTTGAGGCGTACACCCCATCGCTCTGGCCAGATCTGTGGCGCTTTTGTAGAGCTCGGATTGGCTCATCGCCAGTGCTAGACGCTCTTGGTAGCTCATAACATCAGTATGCTTGATTCGCATTGAAGTATGCTTGCAATAATGAGAAAGTATGCTTACAATTATCTAATCTACTCATTCCATCGGCACAGCATGACCGACTCCGAACTGATTGACGCTCTTGGTGGCACCGTCAAGCTGGCAGAGATATGTGATGTGACGTCGCAGGCCGTTTCTCAATGGCGCGACGACGGTATTCCTGACGCACGCCGACAGTTGCTCTCCGTTTTGTACCCGCATTTGGTGACCTATGTGGCAAAGGCAGAACGCGACACAGTCACTCCGGCGGCATAACGCCGCAGCCGACGTTGACCGCCGCGCATGCTGACAAAGGTCTGGCTGAAATGGCATCAATTCTCCGTGAGAACCCTGTCGCCAAGGTATGGCTGACGACACAGCTTGCCATAGCAGCGGACAAAAGTGTTCATGGTTTAGTTATTTACCGGTGCCTGATCAGTAGGTTGACGAAAAGAGACCGCAACAATGTCTACTAACGTGATCGAAATCTACCGAGCGCCCGGGGCACTTCCTCCGGAGATCAAGGCACTCAAGGGCTGGCTGCTGTGGAAGCTGGAGCAGCGCCACGGCGAGGCCAAGCCGCGCAAGGTCCCTTACTATATTGATGGCAGGCGACGTTCGGGCATACAGGGCTCGCCCGCGGACCTCGATTCCCTGGTGAGCTTCGACCGGGCGGCGCTCGCCTGCACCAAGGGCGGCTATGCCGGTATCGGGCTGGCGGTCCTGCCGCAATGGGGCATCACCGCCGTTGACTTCGACAACGTCATCAGCGATGGCGTCATCCGCCAGGACGTCGCGGCGTTGGTTGCGAGCACCTATTCTGAGATCAGCCCCTCCGGCACGGGCGTGCGCGCCTTCTTCCTCGGCACGGTGCCGGCCAACCGCAAGGACAACACCGGTAACCCGCAGGTCGAGTTCTTCACCAGCAAAGGTTTTGTCACCGTTACCGGCAATGTCACCCCTGTTTGCGAGCTGCTCTCCCTTGAGGAGACTGTCGCACCGGTCACGCCTGAGCTGACTGCCCTCTACACCGTGCGGTTTGGCCTGGGCAAGGCCTCCCAGGTGGCGACCGAGGACATCGATCCGCGCCAGGTGCGCGAGATGCTGGACTCGATTGATCCCGACTCACCGCATGACACGTGGTTTCGCGTCGCGCTCGGCCTGCACCACCAATTCGGCGCCGACGGCTTCGAACTGTGGAACGCCTGGTCGGCCAAGGGCAAGAAGTATCCCGGCGAGCGCACCCTGCGCACCCGCTGGCGTTCGATTCGCAACGACGATGCCAACCCGGTAACCATCGCCAGTGTGCGCCAAACTGCCCGCGATGCGGGCTGGATCGAAGACATGAGCGACGAGTTCCAGCCCATTGCCGTTGAGAATGCCGCCGCCGTCGAGGCATCCACAGCACCTGCCGCCGACCCCTGGCCGGCGTTGGTCAGGGACAAACAGGGCCGCATCGAGGCGATCATCGATAACGTCAATAAGGCACTACGCCATGAGGGGATGTCAATGATGAGATTGGGTTATGACCAGTTTCGCGATGAGATCATGTGTTCCACCGACGCCGGCAAGAATTGGGCGCCATTCAAGGATGTGGATTACGTCACGCTGCGCATTACCCTTGAGCGCCGCGGGTTCAAACCGATCGGACGCGAGTTGATTCGCGATGTCGTGTCCCGCGTCGCCGAGGACAATAAGTTCGACAGCGCTGAGCAGTGGCTCCAGGCGCTCGCCTGGGACGGCGTGCCGCGAATCGACACGTTCCTCCCAACGTATTTCGATGCGGACGACACAGCCTACACTCAGGCAATCAGCACCTATATCTGGACGGCGCTTGCCGGCCGGGTCATGGATCCGGGTTGCAAGGCAGATATGGCGCCCATCTTTGTAGGACCCCAAGGCATTCGCAAGTCGTCTGGTGTGGCTGCCATGGCGCCGGCGCAGGAGTTCTTCTGCGAAATATCCTTCGCCGAAAAGGAGCCAGACTTGGCCAGGAAGATGCGTGGCCGTCTCATCGCAGAGATCGGTGAGCTGCGCGGCCTGCACTCTCGCGAACTCGAGCACATAAAAGCCTTTATCACCCGGACGCATGAGGATTGGACGCCGAAGTTCAAGGAGTTCAACACGGTTTTTCCGAGGCGGCTGCTGTTCATCGGAACGACGAACCAGACCGAATTCCTCGCCGACGAAACCGGCAACCGCCGTTGGCTTCCCGTCAAGGTGCGCGCCGTTAATGTCAGCGCTATCGAGCGCGACTGCCTGCAGCTGTGGGCCGAAGCAAGCGAACGATTCCTGGCGAAGGGTGTTGCTTGGTCAGATGCCGAGCGGTTGGCTGGCGATCAACACCAGCAGCACATGATCACCGATACGTGGGAGGAAACTGTCCGCGAGTGGCTGCAGCAGGTTGGTGCTGACGGCGTCAAAAACGCTGCGCGTAGATATTTGCGACTTGGCGAAGTACTGAAATTTGCGTTGCATTTTGACGACAAGTCAATCACAAGACGTGAAGAACTGCGACTTGGTCGGGTGTTGAAAGCAATCGGCTACGAAAAGAAAGATGTCCGCGACGATGACAAGAAGTTCAAGGCGTGGGTCGACATGCGAATTCCCTTTTGAGATGGGAGATAGGCGACACAAGGGCGGCATCGGAAACGCCCGTGCTGCAAGGGTTTCCAGCGTGTCTCCTATGTCTCCCTTAATCTCTAAAGGTATGGTTGTAGTAACTATATAAGTAGGCTGTAGACATAATAAGGAAAACTTGGGAGACAAGGGTGACAAGGGTGACAGCAACGAATTGCAAGTTGACCTGGCCGGTCAGGGGTGGTCGCAAAAAGCACCGTGTTGCTGAATTTCAACGATGTCGCAGAACACAACGAGGTGGGAGATTTTGAGCATGTCGCAGAAATCAACAAGTGAACTTCATACGCCGACTCGGCTCGCCGACGTGCCCGTCTCTCAGCGGACTGCGCTAAGCCAATTACTCGCCGCCCCGGCGCAGGCCTGGGCGGGCGGCCGGATTATTCGACAGGAGGTGTTGCCGTGAACCAAGCAAGCATTCTTCGCAAGCTCAAGACTGGTCCGTGCCGAGCAGTCGACCTCATGAAACCTCCTGATTCATTGATCGCGCAATTCGCGCTGGGGATGCTCCTCGCTAGATTGGCGACAGAAGGGAGGGTGTTCATCCACAAGCACCCAAAGGTCGGGTATCAGGTCTATTCGCTGAGCAAGAAGCGGCCGGCCGCTGGGTTCGTGTGGATCGGCTTCGATAGCCAGGAAAGCGAAGACGTCCCCGCATGAGCGCCTGCAACCTTCCCTCATGGGCGTGGCGCGATCCGGCCGATGCCCTGGACCGCAAGCGAGCGCTCGAGCGCAAAGCCTATCCGTGCCGCCGGTGCGGCTTCCACGCAGCGCTGTGGGGCATCGAGTACTGCCTAAAGCATCAGCAGAAGTCCGGGAGGAAGCTGCGGATATGCAACGACTATATCGAAAGGAAGGCGAATGGGGCATGACCACCGACATTGTCCTGAGTGGCTGCACAACGAGCTGCTCAACTGGTCGCGCTGGTGCTGGCAGGGTCCCTATCCGCATCCTCTACCGCCCGGCCACTGCTACAGCATAGAACATCAGTACGTCGGGCACCGCCTCGAAGGGGAAACTGAGGGCGATCCTGTGCCAACCAGGAATCCGGAGCCTAACGCGGCGCGCGCCATGTTGGTCGACGCGGTGTGGAAGCGAATGGTCGGCGCACCGCGGTTTGTTCTGCGCGCTGAATATCCGCAGCGGTGGTCCAGTGGTCGCGCAGAGCACGGCCAGGTTGGAGCGGCGCGCAGATTGAAGATGAGTCTGCGTGACTATGAGGCGGCACTGGCGGTTGCCATCGGCAGGGTGTGGGCAGCAATGGAGGGAACGCTTTGAAGTATGCAAGCAAGGTGATTGAGTTGATGGCGGCCCATCCGGGGCGCGATTTTAGGATGCTACATATCGTGCGCTATGTCTGCCCAAATCCCAAAAGCCAGCGCGAGCGAAGCGCGATTAGGGAGGCGGTTCGGCTTGCCTTGATTTCGCTGATGGATTGCGGCGCTGTGATCTGCCGACCGTCGGTGCATAAGCGTGGCGGCTACGCCGTCTATCGGTGGCTGTAAAAGTGCCAGATGAACTTTCCCAAAGTGCTAGCCACGGTGCCAGAATAGCGGCGGGAAAGTTCGCTCGCAAGATTCGCAAGCCTCGCTTCCACGTAGGTTCGATGTGTCGTGGCCATGTGCATTTGCCTCGAATCGCCAAACAGACTATGCCTTCTGCTTCGTGCCCTTGGGGCTCGAATCGTTCTTCAGATACGCCCTGGCCGACTCGGCCATCTTGACGTCGTGCTCCATGACATGGTCGAGCACTTTGTCAGTGATCATTTTGCCAAGGATTTCGTAGTCGCCGGGCTCGGGTGGATGGTCGAAGTAGTTTTCGAATAAATTCAAAACACCCTTGTGCATCTTCTTATGCTGCGGCAGATCAGGGTAGCGGATCATTTGCATCAAGGCTTCTTCGAAAGCGAAATGGGTCACGAGCAGTTGATGCAATCGCTTCAGGGCTTGATGAACAAGATGACGCTGATCCTTGCGGGTAATGACTTCCCGTAATGAGTTGACGAGTTCGTGTAATTCTTCGTGCTGGGCATCGATTTCAGGAATGCCCAAAATATACTTTGCGTCCATTACGAGGGGGAAACATCAATAATAGCGGGATCGCTCATGTACTTGATGGAGTCATCAAGTCCTCGAGTAGCGGAGATTGTTGGGTTGCGAACGGATTGACCACCGTCACTCCACGCCAAGTGAAACCATTCTGGAAATCTTCGCTCAGGAGCAGTCGGCAACGGTTCTCGGCAGCCACAGCCAGAATCAGCGCATCCCAAATTGGCAGACCATGGTCAACGGTCAGATCGAATGCTGCCTGGAATGCTGGCCAGGTTGAGTCAGCTACCTCGAAGCTATCAGCCCAGCCGAGAACGGCATCACGGGTAGCTTCTGGCGAACGTTTGGCTTTCCCCGTGAGCACACGAGAAAGCTCACCGAGCGTCTGAGCCGGCAGCAAGATCCGATCGCCCGGCACCTTCTCAATGAGCTGAAGTGCGGTAGCGCAACGGACTTCGTCTCCTACTCCTTCGGCGTAGGCCAGGATGTTGGTGTCAAGTGCAGCTCTCACGATCAGTCTTCGTAGAGTTCGTTACGTGTCCAATTT